AGGACTGATGTATGGTCCAACAGGGTTGGATGTTGTGACCCATGTACTTGTGGGGTAAACGCTGGTGATCATTATGTTACCATCCTGCTTGTTTCAAAATATTCTTGGCATAGGCCTGATCCTGGGGTCTATCCTGGAATCGTTTTTGCCAGGCATCGCTGTCAATATAGGGCCATATCATGCTGATCTGTGTGGCGTCTAGTTCGCTCAGGAACTTTTGCCCTGATTCTGAATTGTAAATTACCCAGGCACTTATTCTACCTGCGGTCACAGCGTAACACAGCACATTGGCATTGCCGTATCTCATGCAATCATGTGCAGGGCTGGTGTTTTTTTCTGACCAGTCTATGCCAAACTCTATGGCTCGTGCAAGTGCATCATCCACGGCTTCCACCTTTAGATGATCCACCAGATACTCTGTGTACACCTTGTCACTGCACCAGTGATCAATCTTGCGATTATTCTTCAACAACCAGGCCATAAATCTTTCCGGGTTGATCACTCGAGTGTTCACACAGTAGTGCCCAAACTTCACAAACGCACGATAATAACTGCTTTCACAAAAGGTGTCGTGTGTTTTGTTTCTGGCCGATCCTGACATGCTTTCATAAAAGCGAATGTAGGCCTGGAACCCCAGTCTTGGCCCGGGCTCGTCACGCTCGCGACGCCGACGTTTAGGCTCGCACATGTGCGCCTGTATAGAGGTTTCTCTCACAAACTCTTTTTTGCAGTATTCGCACACATGTGTCATGCTAGTATTTTATGCTCTTGTATGTAGTTTGTCAAATACTCATTGACCTTTTGATGCTGGCCTGGTTTAGGATGGGTTATATCTGGCGGCACATACGGAGATCCGGCAGCATAAATTGTGGGCTCAACTCCCTGAGCATGCTGCCAGGCCACAGAGCGCCAGGCAAATCCGTTAATGATTTCTGGTCGTTGAAACAACCGTAGTCTAGAGTCATCCAAATACTCATGATATGAATCATCAGCCTGCTGAAACACCAGCACCCGATGTCCACGATTTTGAATATCTGAAATTGTGCTGATTATACGATACATCAGGTCTTCTGTGCGGTCCAGCAGACTATACACTTCGCTTTTGAGTTTGGTTTCTACAAACTGCTCACTGTCCCAGACAGACCATTGATGCTGCCATCTGGATTGAAACTCTTGATTTTGTGGGTTACACCAGGCACCTTCGAACTCATTGACAGGATTGCAGATGGGAAGTTCAAGCCTGGACACAAAGGTCATGCCCAACACATACAAGGTTGGCACTTGAGTGATATAACTGTGCTTGAGTGTGGTTCTTAATATGCGACTGTTGGCACTACCACCAATGCCCAGGCTCACAGCCTGCGGAATATTATGATGGCCAATGAATCCAAGTCTACGAGCAAGGTCAATATGACCATTGCCTGCTGCATAACTTTCAGTGTAACTACAGCCGTTGACTACCAGTAGTTTGATCACTTTTTGGTGTTACCCGAGTCTCGATTGTATGCGTCTAGTTCTTTTTGTGTGACCAATTCGGCCATCACATCAATCTCGTCGTCCTTGTAGGTGGGATATATTTCCATCAAGGCCTTGCGTTTGGCACTGAGTCCTGCAACTTTTTTCTTGGGAGCAATCCAGGGATGCCGCATTGTGCCCATGCCTGGACTTACTGCTGTGGCACACAACCATTGCAGTTTGGGATGGCGGCCTATGTCAAAAAAGTGCTTGTTGAGATAGTGATTGCAGCTCTGCACATAGTATTCTTGCAGTTCCTGAGCACCGTCCACTGCTGATCCCCAGCGCAACATCAGGAATGTAGAGAATTTCTTGCGCTCATCAGAGTCAAGTTCATCATAGAAGTTTCTGTTCTTGACGTCCAATTGTCGCATCTCGTTTGAAATGTGTAGTCGATCACTCATGTTGTTTCACCCAAGATTCCATTTGTAATGATTCAGCATAGATGTTGTGCTTGATAGGTACATTATCAAACCAATGCTCTTTACGATAATTATCCAGTACCAGTTGCTGTGTTAAAAATTGATACCAGTGATTAGTCAATATCGGTTCAGACAAAATCTTTATAGCTCGTTGCATGTTGACATGATCTCGAAACTTTGATTGGTCAAGTGCGGCAATTAACGGTTCACGATATTTGGTAGGAATACATCCAATTCCCCATATACCGTCAGCATTGGCCAATACCGGTTGAAAGTTAGTAGGCTTTATCCAATCAAAATAGTCCAGCAGATCTTTGATCCACCAAATATTGATAGCACTGATTACTGGTGCAATTTTGAGTTCAACATTGGACAATTTCTGTGCCCAGGCAAGATTGGCCTCCACAGTGGACCAGTCCGTACCGCTGCGCACAATTTCTGCATATTTGCCCACAGCATCAATACTAGCATGCAAGCGAATGTCATCAAAGTGTTGCCATAGATCTGCCACTTTTTGATCTTTATATCCAGTCACTGTAAAGTTACTGCTGTACATCAGAATAGGTCTAGCTCGTTGTGCAATCAATCTTTTTAGAACTTCATAATGCTGTGGATTCATCAGCGGCTCGCCGCCAGCAAAGTACACCATTTTGCATTGACTTAGATCAATGTTGTCCAGAGTAGTTGAATCATAGTCATTGATAATCTCACGCCCGGCTTCTGAACTCCAGCTGGTACTAAACAACGGGCCGCAACTGCGACACTTTAGATTGCACAAGTTATTGTTTCTAAAATCTAAGAATTGTATACTGCTGGTTTGATAATCAGTATGGTATGGTTCAAACGTTGATCGCCAACTTCGGTCAGGTCCTGGCGGGCAACTTGAACATTCTTTTGGGATCTCACCACGCAGAAAAGCACCGCCTACATGATCAATCATGTGTTCTTGTGTGTCGAACAGATCTCCGGCCCATTGACAACAAGGAGCAAACTTACCGCCAGGCATGTAACTAACACTAACCCAGGGTGCCTTGCAATGCACATTACTCATGTTGTTTTACTCAGTTGATAGATCATTATAGCACGTTCCAGAGCGTCTTGTAAAGTGGGATTGGTTTTTGCCGTTCGCCGAATCTCTCCCCACATTTTGTCTTCCTGTATGTGATTATACAAGGGTCTACCATCACTGGTTCTGGGATCATGGTCGTGTCCCACTACTGTGCGCTCAAGTTCACCCACACGTCTGGAGTACACAGTACCTTCCACACGCTCGTAGATCAAGGGCACACCGGGCACAAGACTACCCATACTGATACCCGTACTGAACATGTGCCCAACGCAGGAATCGTTCCAGGCCTTCTCGATCTTCTGGATAGCTTTCCAAATACAGTCTAGCCAGTCGATTGATTGTTCGAAATACTTCAGGTTCTGTGTAAGCCATATCTACCAGGCCTTGTTGTAGTCAACTATTTCGCAGTTGCGGCTGACGTCTTTCACAAAGTACACACAGTCAGGTTCTGCATCATCATTCAGCGGCACGGCCAGCATCTGCCCATTCTTGAGTTTGGGTGCAAACCATGTTACTTCATGATACACATCCAAGATTTCGATATCAGGAAAGCTGGGACGGAAACTGGTTAGTGGATTGAATTGAAATACCTTGAAGCCACGATCATTGATGCTGGTGAGTGGTAACACTTCTAGATCGCCCACATCCGGTTCACCTATGAGTATTTGCCAGTCCATGGGCATCTTGATTGTGGTGTTGCCAATGCGCAAGACCAAGGCAGGGCTGTTGAAACTTTCCAGGAATATCAGCGGAATAAAATGATAGTCCGGATCTTGTGGATTGCTGTTGTCTAGGATGGCAAACCGCATGTCATCTACTTCTTCAGGCAAATGATTCAGGTCATAAAATGTGTTGTCTAGTGTTAAAATTCGCATGTGTTAATAATACAGTGTTTGTGTCACAAAGTCAACCATTATTTGATCTTCATCCACTCTAGTTTCTCTGCTGAGAATGGATAGTTGGCTTCCTTATAAAAAGCCTTGCGCTTGGTCAAGTGACGCTTGGCAAACTTGCAGGTGCTGGTTATATCCCAGATTTCCACATGATCTTTGTCCTCGGCTTTTCTAATACCACGTCCAATACTCTGTATCACACGCACAAAGCTCTTGCCCGGCTCTACCAGCACAAGATTAAAGATGCGTGGTATGTTGATACCCACAGCAGCCACACCATAGGTGGCCACAATGATCTTGTCCGTGGCGTCCGCCACCTGGTTGTATTCGTCCTGGCGTGTTTTTGACTTGGTGGCGCCTGACACAAATACTGATTTGTCTCCCAGGCGTTCTACCAGTTGTCGTCCACATTCGGTCCTGTCTACCAGCACCAGTGTGTTGCCTGTTTCGTTTACCCGG